CGCGCTCGCCACTGGTCAGCGTGACGAGCGTGCAATATGTCGACACCGACGGCAACACGCAGACCCTGTCAGCGTCAACCGACTACACCACCAAGTCCTACAACGGCATTGGACGCATCCAATTACTCGACGGCAAATCATGGCCGTCACTCGTCGGCGGCGGCGCAGGAGTTGTCACAGTTGTCTATGTGGCTGGTCACGGCTCCACTGCAACTGCGATCCCGATTGCGCTGAAGCACGCCATCTTGATGCAGTGCTCGACGCTGTACGACTACAGATCCACACTCGCACCGGGTCAGCAGTACGAAGTGCCCGGCACGATCAAGGCTCTCATCGCCCAATACAAGTCGGGTGAATACCAGTGAACAGCGGCATGATGCGAACTCCGATGGTAATCGGCACACGCACGCAGACGCTGACTTCCTTCGGCACACCGACCTACACCTACGCCACTGGCGACACCATCTTCGGCGAGATCAAGGACTCGAGCGCGGTGGTGAAGACAAATCACATGGCTCTGAGCCAGGTCGTCACGCATCAGATCACAACCAACTTCTACCCGGGCATTAAGCCATTCGACCGCTTCACCGCCAGTCTGAGTCGCGGCACGAATGGCACGACGATCAGCACCACATTCGAGATCGTCTCCATCGTCGACTACAAGTCTGCGGGTCACACGCTCACCATGCAATGTCGAGAGGTGCAGTAATGTCGAGCGATGGCAAGATCATCAAAGGCTTGGATCAGTTTCTCTATCAGATGAAGACGATGCGCACCGAAGATATCTACAAGGTATTGAGCAGGGCTGAGATCAAAGCGTTGACTAGACCGCGAGACAAACTCGCAGGCTTGTACGGCACATATATCGGCAAGAACGACGACAATCAGACCGAGGCTCAGAAGTCGTGGCGATGGCGTGCGAATAAGCATCAGCCGATTCATCCGATCAAGGAAAGCCGACTTCGCATTGCTCACAATATCTACAGTCACAGAATTATTCCGTACGAAATCGGCAAGAACAAAGCCAGCGTATGGAGCCGCATATGGGGATACACGCAAAACTCCTGGCTTATCGAGCACGGCCGCTATAAGGATCCCGCGCGCGCATACACAGGCTGGAAAATATTCGAGAAATTCTTCAAGACCCACGCCGCAACTATCAACGCCAAATTCACTGAGGATGTTGGATACGGACTTGACAAAGTATTCAAACGCATCGCAAGCGAAATGAATAAGGCGGCACGATGAAATTCGTCGAAGCCATCCATCTCGCTTTGCAGCAGTCTCCGACCGTCATCACGGCTCTCGGGTCTTCAACCAAGATATTCCAGTCGTTCGTCACGCCAGCGACCCCGATGCCGTTCATTGTCGTGAGTTCGCAAAGCGATGACACTGCGAGTCCGACACTTGTTGGTGCAGATCGCCTGCGGGTCGCCACAGTGAATGTCGATTGCGTGCATTCATCGCTCGTATCTGCGGCCAACATTGCCGACCATGTGCGGGTCGATCTCTACGCAGCGAAGGGAACACTGGCGACCTCGACGAACAGCCCGATGACAATTCAAAGCATTCGCATTGATGGCACGAATCTCAATTACGACCTTGGCGGCGAAGGAACCGAACTCGGTGCTTTCGTTTGCAGCGTCACTCTCAAAATTTATTACTTGGCATCGGCTCCTTCTCCAGTCGCGTTGACTGACGGATCGCAGCCATAACAACAAAGGAATATTCACATGGCAATTTCAGTAGCAAACGGAGGAACAACTCTTTCATTGGGAGCCACTCCAGTACTTATTGGAGAAATCACATCGCTCAACTTTTCGGGTTTTGGTTTGTCAGCAGTTGAATCGACAAATCTTGCGGCGACTACCAAGACCTTCTTGCCGGGCATTATCTCGCCGGGAAATATTTCGTGCGATTTCAATTCTGACGGTGGAAATGGTGGTCAAGACTTGATCAAGTCCACAGTCACCGCACGCACTTCTATTACTTTTGCAATCGCAAGCGCAGACGGTTCGTCAATGTCTGGCTCCGCAATCATCACAGGCTACGACTACAAAGCGGCTGTCGATGGAGTCATCACAGGATCCGCAACTTTGCAAGTCACAGGCGCACTCACCATCACCTAATCGAGAACCTACATGTCAATCCGAGAACAACTACTTGCGCTCAAGATCCCAACCGCCACCGTCAAGGTTGCGGGCATTGACGGACTCGTCTCACTTCGCGGCCTCACAGCTGGCGAGCGGGACTCATGGGAGCAGTATGTGTACTCGGAGCGTGACATCAAGAAGGGCGTGAAGAACATCCGCGCCAGTCTCGTCGTGAGGTGTTTAACCGACGAGGCTGGCGTGCGATTATTTACGGATGCGGAGATTGCGGAAGTGGGCGCAATGCCTGCTTCGGTGATCGACAAACTCTACGAGCACTGCCAACGACTCTCGGGTCTTGGCGCAAAGGACGCAGAGGAACTCGAAAAAAACTAAGAAGCCGCAGCCTGAGGATGTTCATGTTCACGCTTGCGGCTGAATTGAAAATGACTGTTGCTGAACTAGGAAATCGAATGTCATCAATAGAACTTCAAGAATGGATCGCGTATCAAAGCATCACAGGATGCTTGGACTCACGCCAGCGCGGTGATCTCGGCGCGGGCATTGTCGCGTCGACTGTCGCCAACGCACATCGATCTAGCAATTCAAAGTCGTTCAGCCCGCAGGATTTCATGCCGTACTTCGAGGCTCCAAAGCAGACACCACAACAAGCGATTGAAAAACTCAAACGACAGATGGGAGTGAAGTAATGGCAACAGTCACAGGAAAGATGACAGTCGATCTGTACGCGAATCCTGATCCGTTCGTGCAGGGCATGAAAGCCGCTGAGAATGCCGCAAAGAAAAGCGGTGCTGGCATTGCCGGGCAACTTGAAAAGATCAATGCAAAGCAGATGAAAGGCGCAGTTGGTGGTTTGCTAGGTGGATTGGGAGCCATCGGCTTGATTGATGCAGGACTAAACGCAGCCAATGAACTTGTAAAAGGTTTCAGAGATGGAAGCATAAAAGGGTTTGGAGATGCTGTCACTGCAATCGGGCAAACGATCGCTACGACACTTGAGGGATTGCCCATCGTCGGATCGGGAGGCAAGTTGATTGCATCCATGCTTGACGCTGGCGGGTACATGGGCGGCGCAATGGGCGCGGAGCAGGATCAGCAACAAAGTCGAATTGATGCGGCCGCTAAACAAAAGGAAGGCGCATCCGCTGCTCAGTATGCAATGAGAATTGAAGCAGAAAAATTGCAAATTGAAACAGAACTTCAAAAGTTACAGCAGGGGACTTTCTTCATAGAAAAATCTTCCGCAGAATTGGCAAAGCAAGCATTAAGTGATCGCATGATGAATGCTGGCATGTCATTAAACGAAATCTATGTTGCAAAACAATTATACGATCAGGGTTTAGCAGATAAAAAACTAGATGATGATGCAGCCGCTGCTGCTATTACCGCAAAGAATGAACTTGCATCCGCTCAAAAAACGTTGAATGATCTTCAAGATCAGGCGACTCGATCGACAATGTCGGTGCGAGACGCTGAACTTGATCGCTTGGCTTCAATGTCAGGAATGACATCTGAAATGGTTGCGCAAGGAATGGCCGCGTGGGATGCAGTTGAAGCGGGTAAAGCAAGTAAAACATTAGTTGAACAAACTCTTGCAGCGCAAAAGACAGCCAATGAAGATTACTCATCAGGGATTGAAGCGTCGATTGAACTTGATCGTGCAAAGGCTGATCGCACCGCCAGCGCAACCAGCGTCGACTCCGCGCTTGGGGCGATCAAGTTGCAAGGCGTGACCGACTTCTCAAAATCAAAAGAGATTGAGAAGGCGAAAGAAGCATTGTCTAAAGCGATCGAGACCGCTTCAAATACCAAAGGTACATACGACCAGTTGGTCAAACTCAATCAAGCCATAGGAGCAACGCCATGACACAAGTTTGGGAACAGACAAGTCGAACAGGCTCCTACGATCGCGGCAAGTGGACAGGGTCGACGACATTTCTGATCTATGATAATTCAGGAAATTCACTAGATATCCACGCAATACGAACTGGTGCTTCCGCCGCTGGCACTCTTGATTTTGGCGCAGGCAACGAAACTACAATGGAAACATTGATGTCGTTCACAGGAGCGACATACACGCCAGTGCAAGATGGCGCAGACAAATACTGGACAGGCGTTCACACTTTTGAATCGTCTACAACAATCAACGGAACATCCGTTGAGGCGCAAGACATCTTGCAGGAAAAACAAGTTGGCTTTACTTCCATCGAAGTCAACGCGCAGGCGAATATTGTCGATGTGTGGCGCACTGGTGCAACTCTTCCATCAAACGATGCAAACAAAACCGATCCGACTCTCATCGATATTGGTGGGACAAAAGTTGACAGCGCAGGCGATCCGATTTCAAGCATTCAAGGCGTGTTGAATATCAGCGTGCGCAATGTCGTAATTGGGCGACCCGATTATCTAGTGTTTGCCAACACAATCGGAAAGAGGAATAGTGCGATTTTTACTTTTGGAGCAAGCGCGACCTCATCACAAAATCTAGTTTGTCCGATCGGCACTCTTGTATTCGACGGCGCGACCTCAAGCCGCATCGGCCCAAATCAATACGAGGTCAACTTCTCATTCACACTTGACACCGCATTTTATCACTTAAAACAGGTTCCACTTCGCAACGGTGACGGCAGCGTTGTGCCTGCTCAAGTAACTCCCGCCACTGTCGTGTCGGTCAGCAATCCGTGGCATGCTTCAAAGGTCTACTGGAAGCAGCCATTTCCAAACACCGACACTTTTGCAGGACTCAGCGTGGTGACAACCTAATGAATCTGAAGCCGAACATTGATGGTTCATTCGGCCCATTCTCTCAGCGAGGATTCAAGAAACTCACGGACAAAGTCAACGAGAAAAAACAAGGTGACTTGAGTCGCTATGCGCCGCAAGTGCTCAATGTATTTCTTGCAAAGATCACAGGCAATACAACTGTGATCACAAATCGACGCTGGAAATATGCGTGGGAAGAAGCCGAGCAATACACCGACACCATTCAGAAGTTTCAGACCAAGGGCGGCAGCGCAATCACCAGCGCAACTACAGTGATCGGGTTTGCGTACAACACGGTTGAGGCGTTGCAGCAGACAGGGACATCCAACGGCCCGGGGTTTCTAAATGCAAATCTTCCGAGCGGGTTCTTATTACAGCCGATTGCAACTGGAACCTATGTGCTGATGCACGCTTCGATCAATGCGACCGACGGATCGCAAGCGTTCTCATTCTGCGTCTCCAACGCCATCGATGGGACATGCGCATAATGGCTCCAGTTAAACAGCAAAAAAACTTGACACCGCTTCAGACGACTGTGCTCGTGGGGCAACTCATCAGCATCCTGATCGCCTTGGGTCTTTATGTCTCTTCGCTCGGCGAGAAGAATGCAGTGTTGACACGCATCGCAGAGGACACGAAAGAGTTGCGCGTCACCGCCACCGAACTCACGAAGGCGGTGATTCGCGGTCAAGCAATAGATGAAAAGCACACTGAAGCGATTGCCGCGTTGGCAATCAAGATCGATGCTCGGATGAACTTAAAATAATGGAGGACAGATCATGGACGCATTTCTTGGCACTTTGTGGTGGACTGCTTTGTGCGTGGTTGGCGGTTGGTTGGTTGGCTCAATCTTCGGTTTCAACGAAATCAAAGCATGGTTCGACAAGCGATAATCCTCGTCGCCCTCACAGCTGGCTGCTCGGCGACCAAGGAGATCGCCAGCAGCGCAAGCGTCGCCGCAAGCGCAGCACACTCAATCTCTGAGCGGAGTGCGTTCATCATGACGCACTCCGCTCAACCCGAGATTGTTGCCGCAGCCGTCACTATTAAAGCAGACGCGGCTGTCGTCTTGCACGAAAC